TGATTAATGCAGTCAAATTGGCAAGGGGTTGCCCAGTCAAATTTCCATCGCCGACTGCTATTCGGGAATAGTTCAGCGTTGTCCCTTGCTGTGCTTTTGCTTGCAGCGCAATACCTCTGCTGGTTATACTCAATCCGCCAAATGCCGCCATTTTAGATCCCTCCTATCGTTAACGTATCTGCCATGTGCAGAACAATTCCGGGGGTCAGCATCAAGCTTTCGGTCGATTGAATAATCACAGCATCCAAATGAGAGCGTAAGTTTTTGGCTGATTCCACCGCCCGCAAGAACAATGCGGCCTGCTCATTGGTTGCTCCTGAATTGTTCGTCACCACACGGAAGTGATACGGCTCACCGCCGTAATCAAACCATTCCTCCACCGCACCGTCGCCAAAATAAATCTCCACTACTCGTTGCACCGCTGCCGGTGTACCGCGGATGCTGGCCAGATAGAGCACATCTTGGATCGCTTGCCGCTTCGTCTCGATATCGCTGCTGGATTCATACCAGTCTGCGCCAAATTGCCAGGCAAGAATATCAAGTGCCGCTTCCGGCAGTTGATCGATACGACTGTAAACCAAGACATCTTGCACCTTGGCGGCAAGCTCACGATACTGCGAATCCAGCGCAGCGGACATACCCTTGACAGCCTCATCCCGGCGCATAATCTTGCTCTGCAGTTGCAGCAGATTTAATTCTTTTACATCCATCATTAGATCAGTCCCCCGTATACAAGCGAAGGCTCGTTGTTCATCCTTGCAACTTGGTAGGGCTCAACTTCAGCAAAAACCGGTGACTTCATCACGACTCGGTAAGCACCTGCCCCATAAATCCGCGAAATCAAAGCATCGGGGGTAATCGCCCGGCCTAATTTGGCAGATTGCCACGCCCCATATTCCTCCACCGCTCCGCCAGAACCTTCGACCGCACGGCGGATTACAGCTTCCTCACCCGCACGTTCCCGGGCAATGTAATAGGTCAAATCAATGTTGTAATGTATGGCTTCAGGGGGCATCACTTCAACATGGTCCGTGAGCGGTCGACGGGAATCTGAACTTACCTCCGCTAACACCTTAGCAAGCATTGCGGCGTCTGGCAGCAAACCGCCCCGAAGCAGAGGGTATACGCGAATCTCTCCAGCACCCGGCGAGAGAACGGCAACATCGGCGATGTCGATATTCGCTGATTTTGCATAATACTCATACGCTTGCTTCGGTCCCGCTACAGAAAAGGATGCGGGTGCCAGCCGTTGCCTCTCGCGGAAAGCTTCATCGCTTTCGGCATCCGAACCGGAAGCGCTCGTCGTGACATTGACAACAGCAGCAACATAAGGCAATGGATCGACCAGTAGCTTAATCTGACCGGCGAGAAAACCATTGTGTGCTTGTCCGGCCAGAATGGCTGCTGCTGTTACCACCCCTTCGGTCTCCCCCGGTTGAAGAGTCAAAGTCTGAACCGTGGCAAAATAAATCACCCCATCCGGAGTAACCCTTGTTCCCTGGGGAATGACAATCGGGGCCGCTTGGATACCGGACAGCGTAAAACGAAGCTCCGTACGGGCCGCATCAGCAGGCAACCGCGTAATTCCCAAGCGCAGGCCAAGCGCATCCAGCGTAGCTCCCGATGCAAAAGGCAGCAGGTTGGCATTGCCGGTATAATTGATGTCATTACGCAGCGCCATCAATACAGGCAGCATTTGCAACAGAAACATTCGGCGTGGATCGCCGGGATATAAGGCATGCCCAAGTGCTTCCTCATATACGCCAAGGAGTTCCCGTTCAATCCGCCGGGCGTCTGTCTCGACGAACTCAATTGGAGCAAATTCATTCATACTTCAATCACCACCTTGAATTGTAGGCCATTATCCTCATCCATCCCCAGATATTGAACATCTTCCACCACTGCCCGGGGCTCCCGAGCTTCAATGACGCCATAGATCTGTGCAGTCGCATAGGCGATAGCCTCTTGCTCCGGCAAGTCCAGGAAGGCCGGATTTAACCCCAGTGTACGGTCATAAGCGACCTCATATTGAAAGGTATTAAGCAGGAAAAACACATTTTGCACAATCTCTGCTGTTCCGGCAGCCGTCCAGTCAATGACGGGAGCTTCCGCCGTTTGAATCGTCAGTCTCATCGTCATCCCTCATTCCTGGTATGGTTTTGCCAGCAGAATCGCTTTGACGGCTGCCTGGGCATTTGGATTTTTGCGCGTGTCCTTTGGCTTGTCGATGTAACTCAACGGTTCCAAATTAATCTTCGTACCGCCAACTGTCGGAACTGCGGCAGGTGAAGCGGGTGCAGCAGGTGCAGCAAATGCGGCAGGTGAACCCGTAGACGAGTTCCCTGATGAGGAGGCCTTTCCAGCCCGTACATACTCATCAAAGGACAGCTTAAGGGATGCCTTAAGCAAACGGCCTTTGCCGTCAATTTCGGTATCGCTCACGGTGACCGACTTCAGCAGCCATTTGGTTTTGCCAAGCGGCTTGGTCCCCAGAATGAAATAATCCGCCGCTCCCTTGGCCTTGATTGCTTCCCAAGCCTCAATCTCGGCACGGACATCAAGCTTGGCCCCAATGCGCAGCGGGATATCAAAGGACATGCTGCCAAGCCCCTCGCCTTTGATATAGGTGCTGGGCTTTTGCTTGATTTTGTCCTGAGCCTCCGTCTCCAGAGTGCCGGACCATTCCAGACTGTCAAAGGTATAGCGGCTGTTATTGCTCACGTTAAAAACCTTTTTTTGATAGGAGGCAATCGCCATTTACATCCCCTCCCGATATACAGCCAAAATGACGCCATCCGACATGAGAGCGGAAAAGAAACCAACGACTGCCGCATCCTTTAGCTCAGGAATTACATGTGCTGCATAAGGCAATTCGCCGGTGACGGCATCGTCCATATCGGGAAAGGTCACTCGGGCCCGTTTGCGGCCGGTGTCGATGGAGCTAATGAAGCCTTTTCTCACCATCAGTATCCCTCCAGTGGTTTGCGCAAGAAGAGCTTCGTACGGTTATGGAGCAAGTCATGTGCCAGTCGATCGATAAAAAAAACGCCATCAAACATCCCGGTGTCCATAACCCGCACCGTCATGCCTGCAGCGTATTCCAGATTCAGATTGATGCCAAAAGTGCCGGTAACCATCTGTTTGTTGCAACTGCGCAAAATCCCCCGGGCATAGCGGTCCGCTTCGGCTTGACTCGTTACCGGGAGCGAGCAGACCATAGTCGGCCCTGTTACATCAGCAGCAAGGGCTTGACCAGTGAGAACACCGCTACCCGTACGGCTACGGACGATACATTTGCCATAACAGTCCGTTGATTTATCTAAAAATGTAAAATCGCCATTCATATCACTCTGTTGGATTACCCCGCGTTGAGGATCAGGTGTCTTACGTTCACGAACCGCTTCATCATAGATGACCAAGGAACGGTTATGGATCTTCACCGCATACCCTTCCAGGCGACAGCGCTCCGTCAAAAAAGCGAAATCCGCCTCTTCCTGCTGATCCAACCGTTCATAGAGATGATTGACGATGTCAAAGGTACGCAGCTCCAAGCCATGGCGAGCCGCAAGCTGTACGGCAATCTCCAGCAAGCGAACATTTTCCCAACCTTGCGTACGTGCAGTTTTGCTACTCGGAGGCAGAGACAACGCGCCAAGCAGGAAGGAGCCGGCACTTTGTCCCAGCGTATCGACGTACATCAACCCACTGTCATATCCAGCTTCCTTCACTTGCACGGTATCGTTTTTTTGCGGCCGCCACTTGCTCCACAATCCCTCTGAGTCGGCGAAGGTCAATTGCAGGTGATCCGGTTTTCCCCCCGCATAATCCGTTAACAGTAGATGGGTTGGCTGTACAGCACCGGTGATATCCGTTCCGTTATATAAGATTTGCACGGGTCACACCCGCTTCCAGGGAGGGAGAATGGCATTTTGTTGTTGTTCTACAATCGGCACCTGAATGAGTTCTCCCCCTGTGAACGTTAACACGGAACGGAAACGGAGATTTGCCCGGATCAGTGTTGCAGCCATCCGCTCCTCATGGTAAAAGTCCAGCGCAATGCTGTCCCAGGTATCCCCAGCGAGTGTGTAATAATGATAGACCTCAACCAAAGCTTACCCTCCTTTTCGACTCCCACCATGCGTCACATTGTTCAAAGAAGTCATCCCCTGCTGCCCGTACAGCCGATGCGAGTGCGCCTGCATTTCCACCACTGATGACTGGTGAGAAGATAAATGTTGGTCCACTGGAACCACCGCTTATATCCGCACCCAGCATGGACGCTGTTTGACTCAACAGCCCCAAGCTGCGCGGGGTGCGTTTCAGCGGAATGGCCACCTCTGGTCCAGCTTCCCCAAAGATGGATGGCTGATTCGCAAAGCCGCCTTTGGCAAACATCGGGATTAGCGGAATATTGATGCCAAACGAGCTGTAACCCGTAAGCTCCTCAACCCAATCCGGGAGATTGATGCGTACTTGATTAAGCGCTGAAATGATTTGGTTGATCGGTGTAATCATCATATTGGCCGCTCCTGTAAAAACAGACGTGATGCCCGACCACAACCCTGAAAAAAAGGTGCCCACGCCTTGCCACGCCGTTATTAAGCTGCCGACAACACCCGTCCATAAGTTTGAGAAAAAAGTAGGGATCGTCAGGAAGAAGGGCAAAATCGTATTTTGCCATAACCCTAAAATCCATGAGGTCGCTAAATTCCAATACGTTGCAATCCCATTGACAATACCACTCCACAAGTTGGAGAAAAAAGTAGGGATTCCAAGGAAAAACGGTAGTACATAACTCTGCCATATACCGACAATCCATGAGGCCGCTAAATTCCAATACGTTGTAATTCCGCTGACGATACCATTCCACAAGTTGGAGAAAAAAGTAGGGATTCCAAGGAAAAATGGTAGTACATAATTCTGCCATATACCAACAATAAAACTCGATATGCCATCCCAATTTTTCCGTATCTTATTAATTACCACTAACAAAATAGCGACAGCCGCGACAATTCCAACAATAACCCAGGTCATGGGATTTGCCAAAACTGCAGAGTTTAACAACCACTGTGCTGCCGTAATCATAGTCATAATGCCTCGGTATACTTGTAATCCAACTGCAATTGTCTTTAATAGGAGTAATCCGGCTACAATAGTTGCGAGAAGTGGCGCAATCAGCGACCAATTATCGTAAATGAAGTGAAAAACGGCTAGCGCTTTTTCTGCCAACTGTCCCATAAAAACACCAATTCTTTTTACATAAGTGATTACGGTCGGGAAAATTTCTATAGCTTTCTCGCCTACCATCCTTATTACTTCTTGTAGCTTTGCTACTTTGTCCGGACTATTCGCAAATTCGGTAACCAGATCATTCAATTGGCCGAATATATTGGCTAAAGCCGGAAGTGCCGCTGACATAATAGTACCTGCTAGTTGATTAATGTTCTCTTCTAAGAGGTATTGTTGAGTAGCAAATGAATCTTGAGAGGATGAAAAATCATTTTGAGCGGCTGTACTTTTCTCAATAATATAATTGTAACGAATCATGGCTTGGCTGGCTTCATCAAGGCTACCATATGAGGTTTGAACGCCTTTAGAGAGAGCGTAGGCATTTAAGTTAGCATCGCTCATGTTAATGCCAAATTCCATGAGTGAACCAGCGTCGCCGGACATGGCTCCTTTTAATTTTTCAAAAGTCGCCGCAGGATCCATGTTATAGAGGGAAGCAAAGTCACCTGATAATGCGACCAGATTTTTACTCATCAATGTCATGTTGTCATCCGTTACGCCATATGCCTTTAACATGCTTCCAAAAGTTCCTGCATACTGTTTTGCTGCCAGTTCAGCAACACCATAGCCATTTAATGCAGCTTTAGCGAAGGTGTCCATTTGGCGAGCATTTGCACCAAACGTAACGTCAACAACATTGTTAATTTGCTCAAGATCAGATGCCAGCTTTATACCCTTTACAGCAATGGTCTTTAATCCTGAAGCAATTTTAACGGACTGCTTTATGACGGTCTTGGATATTTTACTTAAAATATTTCCTGCAAATTCCCCTAGAGCTATCAGTTCTTCCTGTAACTCATCGTCCACGGTTGCGTTCCGCCTCCTTTCGCTCCCGCTCCGCTTCGGCGGCCATCTCCTCATAGAAGGAGACGAGCTCGACGATGCTCATCTCCAGGCATTCCGTGCGGCTGGCAAACCGATTATAAACCAGTTGCGTCATGCAGCGGCTCAGGTATTCATCTGTTAGGATTCCTCCGAATTGATGAAGAAAAAATCGCGGACGGCCGCCTCCGCTTTGACCGAGTCTTTGGCACTCATGCGCAGGACATCTTCAATTTCGATTGACGGATCGACCTTTTTCACCGCGGCCGCAAACAGATAGAGATGATAGTCCGCATCCAATTCCTGGACCATGATCATATTGCCGGCTTTTTTGAAGGCTTTGGTTGCCTCCGCCTTGTCGCGCGCTGACATGTCCTCCAGGTTATAGGTTAGCTCGGAAACCTGATTCCCGTTGATCATAATCGGTTTTTGCAACATTAACTTTTCCATTTAAGTTCCTCCTCGGGGGTGGTTGTTGGTTCAAGTGAGTAAAAGAAAAGCTCTCCTATTGGAGAGCCTTCCGCAGATCGGCCTGATAATCCGTGCCATTGACCACATATTTGTAATTAAACTTGTCGACCAGCAGGACTTCCTTGCCGTCAACCACCTTGCGCAGGTAGTAGATTTCAAATTCACTCGAACCTTCTGAGCCGGCGCCGACCTCGATTTTGCCCATATCGTACGTTTTGTTGACGCCCGACATAAACACCTTATGCTGCTGGATGCCCACTCGCACCGCGTTGGAATCGAACACATCCACAGCCCAGACCAGCTCAAACTTGATCTCCCCGGGACGAGACAGCATGGCGTATTGCTCGCTGTCCGCCCGGTTGTTGATGGTAAACGTCATGCTCCCCACTTGACCGAAGGAGGGCAGATCCACCTCGCCCATAATCCCGGAGCCTTTTAGCGTATCTGTCAGCTTCTCGATGCTCGGCAGTTGAAGATCGGTTGCATTGTCCAGCAGCACCAGCTTGCCTGCGGTATCGGTTACTTTCAGCTTGTAGTCAATGGTTTTATTGATGATTTTGGGCATTACTTTTCCCCTCCAAACAAGACACTGAGGCCTTGGGTTGTGTATTGGACCTTGAAGGTCAACGCTTTGGCAACCGGTGTGGTAGTGGTCTGAATATCGAAGACAAAGTCTCCGGTGATAAGGGAACTAGTTGGGTTGCCGGTCTCTGCAAAGCCGATGTTTCCGTGTAAAAGCTTGCCATCCGCGATCAGACTGTTCATCCAGACACCGGCATCATTGAGGACGGTATCCACCACACTGCGGTTAAGCGGACCATCCAGTAAAGCGGCATAACGATGCTGGAACGAGTTAGTCAGATAACGCATCATGCGGATGGAAGCGTCAAAGATGTTTTTGGGATCGACGTCTGTACCATATACATAGTTGGCATGATGCGGTCCCCAGAGCACCCAAACTCCGCCGCGGAAAACGAAGGTGGTGATGCCGTTGGCGTTCAGTTCATTGGCTTGCAGTTCGTCGAATGAGAGAGAAACGCCCTCGGCTAACTGGGTGCCGCTGATATCCACCTGCTTGTTGGATGGAGAAACGAATGGAACATTGTCGTTGTTAAAATCCGTCTGCTGCAAAGCTACACCCATCACGGTGGACGACCAAAAGCTCCGTCCTGCGCTGGATACCTTCGGCCAGCCTACTTTAAGGGAGACATCTGTATACCCGTTGCTCTCCTTCCAGGCAATCGCTTTGGCGATGGTGTTCGTTTGGCTGCCCGCATCCAAATCGGCCAACACTACGGCATCCCAATGTCCATTGATTTGTTGGGCGCGGGCGACCAGCGCTTCTTTCACGGCTTTCACCTGAGACCATCCCGGTGCGGCAAGCACGGTTGGAATCAGGTTAAGCGTCTGGTAGACCAAGTCGACTACGGCAATCCCTGTACGGACACCATTGGTTTGCCCGCCAATAATATCCTCTGCTTTGATCTTGGTACGGTCCATAGCACTATAGGAAACTGAGGTGCTTGCGGCGAGGCTACCGGCACTGAGCGCGGTGAGCTTCACCCGGCCGTCCGGGGTATATTCGGTTGTGTAGTCCTCGCCTTGTACCTTACCGGTAATGACGATGGTATCCAGCACCGCGGGTGTAGTCAGATAACCAACGTTGTTGGTGATGCTTACCGTTGCCGTTGCCGGAGTTGTGTGCTTGGCCGGGTCCATCACGTTAATGACGATAATTGGACCAATGGGCTGCAGACGGTTCTTAAAGTGAGCATATACGGCCTCACAAAGAGTAAAGGTTTCCCAATTCTCGGAGTAGCCGATCTTGGCAACCGCATCCTCATAGCTGTTCAATAACAGCGGAACGTTCACAGCAGAAGTTGAATTAACAACTTGCTGAACAGGAGCAGTGCCGATATAAACCGGCAGCGTTCCTACACCTGCAGGCGGCAGTACATCCGCCGTTGGAACTTGTTGACCATAAATCCCATGTTTGTAAGTCAAAATCATTCGCTCCTCTCTAATCTTGCAATAACTCTCGAACATTGTGAAAAGGAAGAACGGCCGCCTTCGTCTTGAAGGTCAGCCACCCCGCCCAATAATAAGCAGGCTGCTGATGGTATAACCCCCATTTGAAGGGCCGCTCAGCCGTTGCCGTACCTTCACCAATCAGATAACTGGCCGATAATTGCTCCCGACAGAGGAACATCAGGTTAAGCAGATCCTGGTATCCGCTATAGTTGGGAGTGGCCTCGTCCTCCGTTGAAGCGGACTCCGGGTTGTAGACGATGCAGGTGATGCGGATGTTAAGTCCGGCATGCTGCCCCGTATCCTCGCCTTTGTCCATGCCGACGATTATGGCCGGAATCGCCTCCTTCGTCCCACGGGGAAGCTGGAGGAAGAGATCATTCAACCGCCACGCGGGCGGCACCCATCCGACAAAAGCATTCGGATGGACCAGCTGATAATCTGATGTGTTTTCTGTCGGCAGGCGCAGTTGAATCTGCGGGCTAACCCGCTCCCGGCAAAAGGCGGCTATGGCTTCCAGAATCATGTTGTCCGTCATGGACGTCACCTTCTTTTGTGTTCGGTGGTGATGCGAGAAAATCACAGATAAAATAAAACATAGATAACGGGTCTCGAACCCCTCCCCCTCTCCGCACCAGCGACGATTCACGTCTAAGGTCTTGCGACCCACAGCACAGCCGGGTGCCGAATAGGATAAGGGTACAGTCGGCGTCACCCGGAGCCCTCAAGCTCCATGATCCAACTGTACCCTGTTCTTGCTGCCTACTCCCTGTCGCTCATCTGCTAGTTTGCAGACAAGGGACAAGAGTGAATGATAATCATGTGTCCGACTTTCCTTTTCCTATTGTGAAAAAAACAGAGGTTATCCGTGAGCATAAAAAATACGCCGGTTGGGCGTCGGCGGTGGTTGGTTATTCTGTTGTTAGCGGGCTTCCGCTTTCATCGAAACCCAGGGTTGCGAGTCGTGATTTTACTGCCGCCTTTGACGATGCTGGAACCTGTGCAAATGAAATGTCGCCGTAGACGATGAGGGATGCCATGATGTTGATCATATAGAGTCACCTCCCCTACGAAGTCTATGAGGGAAGAGTGAGCATTACGGCTTAGGACTTCCATTGGCTAATTAATAAGCAGCATACTGTAGATTTCAAAAAGCGCCAACTTGTTCTCGCGGTCCTTCTCAGCCATTTCTGCCCGCAGTGCTGCGTTTTCCTGTTTTAGCCCAACCAGATTATCTCGCAGTTGCTCTAATTCAGAGGACCCTGACGGCTTTGGTGGATTTGGATTAGGTTCACGACCAACCTCATTGTAAATGTTAGTTTTCTCGTTCCACCTCCAGTGAACTAACTCCCTCGGCGTTTCTTCTGTGAAGTTGACATTTCCAATACACATAAGTGTCCGCTCATCTTGGTAGAATACAGATGAATTTTCTATATAGTACTTCATACGTAATCAGCCCCTCCATAGGAAAATCTAATAGAATCGCTAGAATAGACACCGGAGACTTCTATTAATAGGGAGGAGTTGAAGTAAAGCTTATCAGGGAGCGATAGTACTCCTTGCTTATAACTTCCATTAGCCGGAGTAGTTATTGGGTATGTGTGATCTCGATAGTTTCCATCTAAGGGGAATCTTGATTCCACATGATAAACACCATCCGAATTATAAACTGAACCATCTGAAACAATACCTGCAGATCCTGAGTAGCTACTGTTATTTGCATCTCCAGCAGTTGAATTATGAATAATGATTCCATCTATAGTTATTTTAATATTCATCAGTTGAAAATTAGACGTTGGGGTGATTAATGCCCATTTTAGATAACCTTTTCCCGATTTACTAAGTAGTGTTCTATAAGTCCCCAAACCGCTAGCAATAGGTGAGATGGTTCCTTTTTGAACAAATGGTTTATAACGACTCGGATCAACGCCCACTGGCTTCCACACTCCCCCTGAATAGAACTCTAATTGACCAGCGTTATCTCTAAGTCTTGAGGCATCCCAAACTCGTTGACTATTTACATCAAGCCATCCTCCAGAATTAAGGCTTAGTCTAGCATTAAAATCTGCGGCACTTCCTGGAAGGTGAAAATCCACAAAATATCCTATCTCTATTCCTCCATCAGAATTAACAAGGGGGACATACGCATTATTAGAGGAGTCAAATACTCCTCTCGGACCAAATCCCCTCAGCAAATCCGCATCCACCCCGCTACCCGCCCCGTCGACCGCCTTAATCTTCGTCAGCACATCCGCCGCCGTATAACTTGACGCCGGGAGCGCCGCATCCGCCTTCGCCTGGGCGCTCGCCGCTGCTGTCATCCCAGCGCTGCCTCGGTCATACGCCGCCTTCACTGCTGCGGGTGTTGCCGCCAGCGCTTCCGATGTACTGTTCGTCGCACTCGAAAGCTGCACATCACCCTTGACGGTCAACGATCCGGAAGGTGCGACATAGTTATTCGCCCCCGTCGCCACACCATCCAGCTTCGCCTTATCGGCGGCAGACATAAGCCCGGCAGCCGATGTGGTTGCCGCTGTCGTACCCGCCTTGGCGTTCCAGGCAGCCTTTTCCGCATCGGTGGTGAACCGGTTGCTGCTGTCTTGGGTTATCATAGACGCCGGATGCGTCGTCGGATGCACATAATTATTCGCCCCCGCCGCCACGCCGTTTAACTTAGCCTTATCGGCTGCGCTCATCCGACCTGCCTCTGTCGTGCTGGCCAGCTTGGCTACCTCGGTATCGAGGATGTCGGTGTTGGCGTTGAAGACGGCGACGTCGGCGACGTCGGTGTATTCGGGCTTTTTTAGCCCTAAGTTTCCTGTCGTTTGCATGTTATCCTCCTCCGTATGCTTTGACCTGCTGCCAGGTCAGCGATTTCATGTGCCCAAAGGTCAGGGACTTGACCATGCTCCAGGTGCTGTAGGTGTAATCAAATTCATAGGCCAGGTGGGCCGGCTTGATCTCCTCCAGCATCTGAATCAGTCCGGCCATATTGGGCGGGATGCCGAGAATGCCGACAAAACGGACGATAAACCGGTATTCGCCCGGCACATCAAGGACCTCCACTTCCCCGCCGCTGAAGGCTGAGGCAACGCGCTCGATCATCTCCGCCGTTGTTGTCCCCGCCCCGCGCAGCTTGGCCCTTACCATCTCCCGCCGCCTCTCAACGGCTTGGGAAGGAGCCGTAACCAAACCCAACTCATCCTCCCACAACGCCAGTCCCCATGTGGCGGTTTCCACGAAAAACTGCCGCAGCGTTTCATCCAGCGCTTGGTGGAGCAAGCCAAGTTCTTCTGCTTGGGCATCCAGCAACGCATTCATTACCCTTGAGGTGTGATAGTAGTCAGGCATCATGTCCATCAGATCCGGTTTGCGGACTCCGCTGCCTTCTTCTTGCTCGGGAGGGGCAGCGTAGCCGCCGGTGCCATACAACTGCTTGCCGTAATCCACTTCTTATCCCCCCTTTAGCTGCCCCCAGGTTAGCGGCCCCTTCGGCATCACATCCCCCGTGTAAGCAAGGGTTTTGCCAACACCCCAAGAAGCCGCACTTTGCACCGCCTGAAAATGCTTGATGCGCATTTCCGATTTATCGAAGGAGAGCGCATTGACTGAACCCCCGCTGGCATCCGTGTAGGTATTCAACACAAGCAGATCCTGATAATCCGAATCCGCTGTACCCGTCAACCCGCCCAATGAGGCAAAATAAGCGCTCAAAACACCTTTTCCCGTATCTGCCGGCTTCACATCGCGGTCATCCAGCTTGAGCAGCTGCGAATGCTCATGAGCCGCAGGCGGATAATTCCCCGGCTTGCCGGAAACACCGCTCCAGGGAACAGCATCGGCCGTTGCCGCATAATCCACCTTGCCGTCGTTATTCGTGTCATATATCGATTTGAGCATATCGCCGGCCGTTTGAGCGGCAACCAGCAGCACATTGCCCGCTGCCCCTCCGATATACAGCTTGGTGGTGTCGGTACAATAACCAAGCTCGCCCACAGCCAATGTGCCCATATCGCTCTCCGGCCCACGCCGGATTTGCATCAGTACTTTACGCGCCATTTGCATCACCTCCTATCCCACATGCCAATTATCCATATAAAAACATCCTTTCAAACAAAGCATAGCCCCTTACAATTTGGACTTGAGAACCACAATGCCCCACACCGTATCTCCAAAAAGCATCGCCGCCTAAAACGAACCGCAATCGATGGCATTAACCATCAGCCGATTGCCGTTCGCACTGTCGTACACAAGACTGGCTGCATCGATGTTGACTGCCACCCCGCTTCCGTCAACGGTGATGCCTTTTCCTGCGATCACCGCGATGGCATCCGCCGTCACCGCAATCCCGTTGCCCGCGCCGATGTTTAGCGTCACACTGTCCGCTTGCCCGCCGCCGATTAGGCCATTGCCCGCGTTGATCGTCTGCAAGGCGCCGCCTGTCCGCACCCATGCCGTGCCGTTCCAGCTATAGAGCTTTTGCTCGTCGTCCACATAGGCCGTCCAGCCGGTCGCCGGCGGGTAAAACACCCAGGCCGAGCTTTGGTACTCGGCGATCTGGCCGGTCTTTCCCGCCCATGCTCCTGTGGCGCTTGCGGGAACAATGTACCGATCTGCCTCGACCGGACTGGCGGGCGGAGCCGTCAAGTTCTGGTCTTTTACAGATGCCTGGGGCTCAATGTTATGCTTGGCCAATTCAATCTCATTCTTGATTTTCTGGGCGCTCCAGAGGTCGGTAATCGCCGTCCCCGTGTCATTGATCAGCCGGTGCTTGGTGGCATCGTCCAGATGGGTTTTGATCTCCGCCGCTGTTTTCACATTCGTTCCGTCCGATACCTTGTTGACATGCCCTGCGCTAATGTCTGCCTTCAGTACCTTGGCATAGGTTGCGCCGTCGGCTACGTTGTCGATGGAGCCGCTGAGATCGCTCAACGCCTGGGCATTTACCCGCCGCCATGCCGCTCCATCGTCAAAGTACAGATAACCCGAGTTGGTACCGCCGGTGATGTAATAAAAGCGGCCATTGGCCGCTGCTACAGGACGGGAGGCCTCCGTCCCGGAGAGCGCCCGCCCGATCATCGAGTTGGACGAGCCGTCACCGATGTAAACCTCCTTGGTATCCGTACAAAACCCCATTTCACCGGCCATTAACGCGCCGTATGTGGCAAGGGCCGCTTTCGTGCCCCGTTTGATTTGAATGCTTTGCGCCACCTGTTATCCCTCCCTCGTAAATGTCCCGCCGTCAATGCGTCCGGCTTCCTTGTACCGTTCTACCTCGGCTTGAGTAGCGGTCACGGCCGTCTGCAGCAGATTGATGTCCTCTGCCTCCACCGTGTCCCCCGGCGTTTCGTATGTGACAAAAACCTCGCTGCAAGCGGCGAAAATCCGAATTCCCCTGCGCCAAGGCGTATCCGACGGAATGGACACAGTAAAATTGGTAATCGGCTTGCCGCTGAATTTCGGTCCGGTATACACTTGGATGGAGGAAAGCGGAATATTGTCGTGGATAAGAAGCCCTTCGTACTTGCCATCATCGAGGACCAGTTGTTCTTCCACAACGTAGTTTCCCCCTGCCGGTTTGCGGTTTAACTTCATGGCAAAACGGTCAACTTTATCGGGATAAGCCATCCCTCCTACACCTCCAATTCCACAGTACCGATAATTGGCACCTCCGCATCGCCTAAAGCAATGTTAGCTGTGCCGCCGTTAACAGTCAGCCCGGAATAGTCGAGCACACCCTCCGTTGCCAGCAGCAAAGCGCCTAATGCCGCATGGCTGACATAGCTCGCGGCAAAGGATACCCGCCGCCGATAAGCCTCTAGCTCCGCACGGAATGCGGCGGTCACCGCCTGAAGCGTATACCCTGCCGCCAGCGTTACCTTGGCTGTAACACTGATGGCTTTGCCTGTTGCCGAGGCGACCGTCACCTCAGCCCCGATCGGTGCCTTGCCCTCGCCCATGCCGGGTGCGGGATCGATATAGCGCTGCACCTGCTCCACAAGGGCTGCAGAAGCCGGAGCTTTGTCCGCATCGACAATCAGCACCTTCACGGTCTTCGGCCCGTCCCACAACGGCAACACCTTTACGCCGCCGACGCCAGCAACCTCAGCAGCCCATTGCACATACTGGGCCTTGTTACCGCTTGTGCCTTGAGAGCGGATACGTGTATAATACCGCTCCAGCAAGGACGGATCGTCTTCCATATCCGTCCCCCCTGTTACAGGAGAAGGATTAAGCACTGCCTGAATACCCCGCACCGGTGTCGCCATAATGTCGATGACTCCGGCGGGGACATTGCCTGCCTTGCCGGGAACCAATGCTTCCACCCCGACCTCGCCTACACCTCCAGCATCCAAAGTAACCGCAGCCACCGTCCGATATTCCACCGAGGCTTCGCTGGATACCGCATCGGCGGGAGTAGCCACAACCGTTCCGGCGGGCAATTGCAGCCCCGCTGTGCCCGTGAATCGCACCACACCGCGAGCAGCCGCTGCCGACTTGCGGACAACCCCATGCTCACCTGCACGTTCATCCAGATAAGGCCCAAAGGTCGTCCGCGCGAACCCACGACGGAGCACCTCCTGCGCCCAAACCGCAGCCTCCGCCAGCGTAAAAGCCACCGGCGCCTGCGCATCCCAAATATAGGAGCCCTCTGACTTGTCAATATCCGCCGGTATTCGCGCCAGCATCCGCTGCATAATCTGTTCTTCCGTCTGTTCCTCTAAAAAACTCGGCAACTCCGCCATTACACGCTCACCCTCCCTTCCAGCACTTCCTCTTCATTGCGGGTGCTTGTGATTTTGCAGGAAAACGAACAATGCTCCTCGCCCCATTCAAAAGTAAACGGACCCACTGCGGCCGTTCGCGGATCGATGCTCAAGGCTTCGGTCACCATGCGCTCCATGTCGCTTTCCTGCATTTGTTTGTCCCGTCTTTTCCCGATCAACAGCTCCAGATCGTGGCCGTAGCTGCGCGAGTAGATCAGATAGCGATAACGGGCGGTCTGTATGGCCTTGCGGCACCATTCCACCCAGGCTTCCTGGCCTTCCGCCTCGGCGATTTTTCCGGTAGGGGTCACCAC